CCAGCGATTGCAGTGGCTTGCGATTTTGAAAAGCCTGACTCTCTCAGGAACTTTTCGAATTCTGGTAAAGATGGCAGTTCGCCTTCTTCTAATTTGGATTTAACGGAAGTTACGGTGCTTAATTCATTCGCAGCGTCAGGGACAATAGATACTTCTCTTAAGTTAAGATGAATGAGTTCTCGTATATCGGTATCTTGATTGTAGATAGCCTTAACTGTTCGGTAGCCGATGCTCATTCCATCAATAGCTTTTGCTTTCAGCAAGGCGTGGGTTGCTTTTGCGCGAGGAACATCGTTAATCAATAACTTGCCTTCTACATACAACCCTTTTTCATCTTCAAGCATTTTGGTAAATGCCCCGATTGGTTCATCAGGGTTGTGGTTCCAAAGAATTGGCGGTAACTTGCCTTTTGACTCCCACTGACTAAGCGTTTCTTTAAACGCTCCCGGCAAAATAATGTCGTTGTACCAATCAACATTGCCGAAAATAGCCCCATAGCCCGAAAAAAAACCGTCCTCTTGGACGGCTTTAATCTCTAAATTAAAACTACGTTTATTCATTTGTTTCACCTTTTTCGGCGCCCAGCGGAACCATTTGCATCTGGACCATTAATTTATCTGCGGTTGGGTCATCAGCTCTCGGCATATCCTCAAGTTCTCGCACCTCATTACGGGTAAACAGACCGTTTTGGGTCATCTTGACGTAAAAATCTGCTCTGGCTGTATTGTTTGCACGTAGCAGCCCATCAACCGAAAATTTTGGTCGATACTTGTATTTGTCTTGAGGTAAAAGTAACTTTCGAGCAATGGTCTGCTCATAACGCACCAACTGAGGATTAAGAGAGTAAGTTAAGAAGCCTTGATTAGTCTGCTCAAGGCTTGATGCCCATGAGCTGGCTTTGTTTGTGTGTCCGATCAGTTGCGGTGGAACACCAAAGGCTCGGCAAATTTCCTCAATACCAAAGTAACGACTCTCCAGAAGTTGAGCATCCACTGGGTTAATGCGGATACTTGAAGCGCTTGACACTTTCATGCCTGCTTCAAGAATCATGTATTTTCCAGCATTTTCAGGGAGGCTAAAGCTGGCAAGGCCCTTTCGCATTTTTGCGCGCTGATCATCGGTTAATGTTTTCTCACCCGTTTCGAGAAATCCACCAACCTTTAAGCCATTTTTAAACCAGTCTTGGGCCTGATTATTAGCATCAAACTGCATACCAATCGTCTGGGCAAAAAACTGGATTGCAGATAACCCAACATATCCATCCAGAGTAAATCCTTTGAAATGGAGTATTTCATCTTCCCGATAGATCTTCACTTTGCCATTTTCGGTGTAGTGGTATTCCAGCGCGCCTTCTTTAGTGCGCTTTACAACCATGTCACTAGGGAAAAGTGGCTCTAAAGAAATAATGCTTTTATTTGAACGTCGGGAAATATAGCTGTATGCATTTCCCCATAGGTCGAGACAAGCCGATTGAATTTGCCAGAACTCACTTGCACACATATCCGCATTAGGTGAATCATGCAAAATCCGGTACAGTTCATGCTCTTTGGCAATCTGCTTGTTCGAATCATAAAGATGAAGCGGCAAGGTTGAAATAGTTTCAGCACGTAGCTTTACACACGCCCAAACCGCCGAAAGCTTCAAGGCTGTTTCAGGATTTACCACTGCTCCACCAGCAGACATATAGCTGTCAGTTGGATACGAGGTATCTCCCTTTTTTAGTTGAGTTCTTCCAGTCAATCGTGACCAGAAGCGAGACCAGAATCCCGTATCTTGTAAGTCGCTCATGCTATCACGATGTCCTCTAAGTATCCGTCAATATCATAGTTCTTGGGCTCAGGGTTCATGCTCATGAGTGCGATAGCATTGAATGAAGCAATTAGCGGGTCAATTTTCCCAACACCTGATTCCTGTTTAGTAATCCGCATACTATTACCAATCATCACAATACGAGCATTCCCCACACACCAAGTCATAAGGCCTTGCCCTGCATGGTACAGATTGCCTTCGGCCAGTTTGCGCTCTGCTGTAAGAATGTAGCCCATAAGATGATGGCCCTGCGGTACTGCGATAAGGTTATCTTCTGGTATTCCAGCAGCAAGCAGCCCATCAACAAGACCGCCCATTCCCATCTTATCCAAGCCAATTCTATCCAGCTTTCCAGAGTCAAAGACTTTCTTAGCTATCAATCCCAACTGATGAAGGTCATCGCCAATACGCTCAACAATGGTCAGGCTTTTTTCCTTCTCATAGTCAGCATATTTAGGTGCATTTTCTTTACGCCTTTCGACTGCAATTTTATTGGCCCATGCATGATTCCAAAGCCACCACTTACGACTTTTCGCATGTCGGCCCAGCACTGCAAACCCAAGCAAGTCATCCAGACCGCCACCATCAATCCCCATCGTGATTACGTCTGACTTTTCAATAATGTCGTCGAGTGTGAAAACGTGTTTTTGTTTCAGCCAGTATTCAGCACCGGCCCAGCGGTTAGCCCGCAGGTTCATGCCAATTTCGACGTTTAAGTGTTTAGCCAGAAAGTCTCTTAGCGATTCTTCGCCTGCATCCCGAACCTTCTCAAATTCATTGATCAGATAATCCACATCAACCGATGCGCCTAGATTCGGGTTGGTGATGTAGAAGTTTTCTGGCTTTAAGTGTTCGCCTGCTTCAAGCATCCGCTTAGGAAATTCATAAATCAGTGGCAAGAATTGCGGATTAACTTTGATGCCGTCTCGTATATCACGAGCATAGTCCAGAAGCTGCTTAAACACGCCACATGGGACTTCATCTGACATGGTAGACAGATAGATCACACAGCCTTCGGGTCGTGATGCTAGGCCGCCTTTTGCCTCACGAAACATTGATTCAGCATTAGCCCGTTTACCAAAGAGCCAGACTTCATCGATCAGAATAATTGAAGCCTTTTTGCCGGCAGCCGCATTACTTTCAGCAGCAATAACTTTCAGTGTTGCGCCAGTACCTAAATGAGTCACTGTCTTTGTGTGCTCAGAGATATTAATCATCTCTGACAGTTCTTCATCGGCTCGAATAAAGTCACGAATTGGATTAAACGAGTTATCCGCTACTTCTTTTGTTGGCGCGATAATAATGAGTTCTGCTGACTTCCGGTCATTCAGAATTAGTGCGGTCATCATGATTCCGGCTGCAATCGTAGACTTAGTATTTTTCTTTGAAATCAGTAAGAAGAATTCACGAATCAGTCTGCGCTTGGTCTCAGGATTGTATGAACCAAAGATTGCTGCAACGAATTCAAGCACCCAAGGCAATGTGACTTCACCCATTCTCGGGCTATCCATCACATCAACCAGGATTAATTCATTGAATATTCTTAGCGCAATGTCTGCCACATCAGGAAATAGCGGCTTACACGGCATGAGAGATTGTTTAGCGACAATGCGTTCCTCCCAATCTGGGCACGCTGTTGTCCAGTCTGGGAGCATTGCTGACATAAATTTAACTCATTAAAAAACCGCCTCAGTGGGCGGTGTTATTTATTTTTTGCGTAGAGAGCTTAAACGACTTTTAAATTCTTCTTTATTTCTCTTGTGGGCAGCAAGTTCACTAATTAGAAATTCCAAGCATGCTTGTAGGTCCTGAGCTTTATCCAGGCATTCTTCATCTGGTAGAGAATGCACGCCATCACTTAACAATCCATATATTTGCCCAAGCGGATTAAACCCATCAGGTTTTAAGTAATCTGGTAGCGCATGATTTGCAATTCAAATCTTCTCTGACATTGGACTAGTAGCTTTTAACTCATTCAATTTTTCCACTAGAGGAGAATTCTGAGCAATATTTTCAGTAATTAAACCCAACAACCTATCAATATTTTTTTCAACGATTCTTCGCATATATGCAAAAGCTGCTACCCCATAACCATTTGCAAGGCATATCACTGCTTTACTATATTCCTGCTTATCTTCAGCAAAGAATTTACTTAGCGCTTTATTTTTTGGTAATTCTTTTTGCGGGTATTCACCTACCTTCATAATCCCAATTGTATTTTCATCTAGTTTTGTAACGAAAAAATAGAACTTTTTGATAAAATTTTCACATGTAACACAGCAGAATGATGCATTTGTAAATTCTGAATTATACTTTGATGAAAAGCTTATTAAAATGTCTTGTGAATGACGATTATGATAAGGTCTTACCATTTGACACACAGGGCAATCAAATTCAATCTCCTTAAGCCTTATTTCTGTTTCATCCCTATGCCTTAATTTTTCAGTAGTTATTTTATAGTACAAAGGCTTATTTTCTAAAAGGTCACGGAATTGCTCTTCATTTGTCATAACAGTCTTAATAAAATTTATTTTTCAAAATAATACATCAGTTAGACAATGTTAAAAAGCTAACTCGGTTTCATCTGTGAACCCAATGTCCCAAACTTTCCGCCTTGAGTGGCATTTTTAGCATTTTCTTCTTTAGCCTGTTTCTTACCAGTTTCGCCAAGACGTTGATGTTTATAAGGTAGCGCGGCTCGAGCTGCTGCAATCCGATCTTTTACTTCGAGTCCGTTTGTATTCCAGACAGTCTGTAAAAACTCCAATGGGTCAGACGTTTGGGGAATGTTGATTTCACCATCACCAATCTCGCCAGCAAGTGCCTGCATAACATCTGGATCGTTCATTAATCGCGAACCTTGCACTTGGGCTGTGTGTTCGCTGTAACCCGCTCTAATTGCGGCTTCTGTTTGGTTTAAACCCTCGTTGATTGCTTCCACGAAGGCAAGTTTTCGATCTGTAAGTGCCATAACATGAAACCTCACCATAACAAGGCGTTAAAACCGGAAATTTTTTTATAAATGGGATGGCCGGTGGTGTCCACTACCAAATGATTTTTAAGGATTTTACTCCCCCCTGCCTGCTGGGGTTTCCTGCCTCATCTTTTATGCGTTTTATAGGGATCATTTTATGCGTAATAGAACTGATTCTAGTCTGCATCTTCCACCCAAAACACCACCAGAACTTAAATTCCCATGCATCATGCCAGTCGCCTCCAACCCAAGTGTACCAAGCACCATTAGACCGCTTGAATAAGATAGCCAACTCACCCCAAACCACCTTGTGAGTAGCATCATCTGGAAGATTAGTAGTTCCATTCATACTCGACTCTCCATCTGTGTCTTCTTCTTATGACACTCAACACACAACGACTGAAGGTTCGTCTCGTCATCCGTGCCACCTTGAGCCACATTAACAATATGATCCAACTCAAGCTCATGCGTCACACGACCACATGAACAGCATGTCCAACCGTCACGTAAATGAATCTTCTGCTTGAGTCTACGCCAAGGCCTACCACCACGACCACTGCCCCAATTAACCTTGGTTGGTCTCGGCTCCTTGACTGTCTGTAGTCTCGGCTTGAGCTGTTGTAGTTTCATTATCAATCTTTCCAAATAGTTCTAATACTTGTTGACTGGTAATGTGTGCACGTACGGTCACGTCTACTGTCCACGCATCGCCATGATTAGCATTTAAAGATAAGTCCTGCACATCACCGAGATACATGCCATTATTCAAGCGAACTCGTGTACCTTGTGAGGTAACTCGACCATCGCCTATCACTTCAATACCTGCAACCTGTAATCGTGTGTCTGTATATTTCATATCCTACCCATCCAAATAACCTGATGACTTCGGCTCTTCTTCATCTTCAAGCCGCATTAACAACTCATTGATCTGAGCATTCTGTTCATTGTTGATCTGAATGAGCTGATTGTTTTGCTGAATCAACTGATTGTTCTGCTCCAGAATCTTTAGCAGCAAGTCGTTGCAGCAACACTTTGGTTCGTCTTTTGGCTTCATCTACCTGCTTCCTAATCCATTCGCGTCGAGCCTCACAGCCTTTGCATGACATATTGACCACCCATTAAAAAACCTCCCGGAGGAGGCGAACTTCTAAACATAATTTTCCTATTAGTTTTGATCTTTTTTTAAACTTGTCTAGTGATTAACGGTGCAATAGAATTCATTCAAACTTATGAGTTTATTAATATGGAAGAGTTAGTAATATTTATAATAGTATTAGGTTTATCCTTCCACTTTAGAAACAATCCTTCTGATGGTATTGGTCACTATATCTTATATATTCTGATCGCCACCACCCTAACTATTATTTATCGTGCTTTAAGATATTCAAGTTAATACGTTATTAAAAAACCTCCCGAAGGAGGTCTTATTTTAAAAATCCATCTGTGTAATATTTTTCAACTCGATCTTTAACCCTAGGATCTACATCTTCTTCCAAATAAAAACAGTTACGATATTTTCCTACCAAAACATGTATAAACTTTTGCTTGTCAGGCACCGTATGTTTCAACATGATTTGTGCTGCAACAGTAATCAGGTTATTTGATTGCCGCATCAGCGTTAGCAGCATCTCATTATTAAAACCCATCACATCCCTAGTAAATGATTGTTTTCCAGTATGTACTAAAGAATTCAGTTGCTTAAGGTGATATTTTTTAAAATCACATAAATGATCTATTACTGGTTTAGCAGGCAAATCCGCCTTACTTAGCTTTTCCAGCATTTCACTTACCATTGGGCAAGTATCACTTTCAAATTGCTCTTCAAATGTATAGTTAAAATTTAGCTTCGCCACTTGATGATTAGAAGCTATGAATAGTAACCAATAGGACCTGATTACTGCTTCAAATTGAGATCGAAACAATACCATCGCCTGGATAGGCAACCCCATGGATAACAAGCTATTTACTCCAATTCCATGCTCAAATGAAATATAAATACATTGCTTAACCAAATCTAACCGAGGACCGCAGTCCATTACATCGCTCTCTATGATTTCCTGCTTCAATTCCCCAATCATTTGTAGTGAAGCTTCGAACAGCTTTTCTCTTTGCATTTTAATAATTCAACTATGGCTCCTATTTAATCTTAAATAGGTTCAAGTTAATTATCTACCCAACACCACTTCAAATCATCCGGCACAGTCAGAAATACATTCAACTGAGTCACAGCAAAGTCATGGATGTAATCTAAATACTCAATCATCTGCATAACGCTTAATTTTCTTTTGTTTCCGGTTCATGTTCACCCCAAAAAGAAACCCTCCGAAGAGGGCTTAATATTTACTGAATAACAATCTGAGTAACCAGATGCATAAGACCATCATGATTACGAAAGTAATGTGTCGGCTAATCAGCACCAGCATCACACCTAGAACCAAACCGATAGCGATTGAAATGAGTGTTTGCTTATCCATCGGCCTAACTCCAAACAAAAAAAAAGAGCGCTCACGCACTCTCACATTTCCCACACTTCCTGCATTCCTTCACCCTAAATACATCATTCTCAAACTCCCAACGATGGAAGCAGAATATCTGGCGTATGTATCGGAGCATTCCTTTCTCCTATAAAAAAAGCCTCATAACGAGGCGATTATTATTTTCTCAACTCTTTTCGTAGCTTCATGTACATCCATATCTGTACTTATCCTGAACTCGCACCTGTTGCTCAGTAGGAGTTAAAAACTTGACAGATAATGTCATCACAAAATCAACAGACTAAATGCCTCTCTTGTGTGCTTTTCAACAGCATTTCTTGGTTTATCAAAAATAGTAGTTAGTTCTAGGTCTGTTCCAAAATTTTGGTTAATTACATATGCATCAATTTCATCAAAAACCCTAGCAATTGAAGGAAAATTAGAACCATCACTTTTTACTTTATCTATTTTATTGTAAAGAGATAAGAAATACTTTAAATCACTAAACTCATTAATTAAGTCCGATATTTCAGTATATGTAAAATTTACATTATTTCTTCTAACTAAAATTTTAATACTCGATTCAAAATCACTTCTAGCAATATTGCATTGTTCTCTTTTTTCAATTATCCCATCAATAACTAATTTAAAGTTTTCATAATTACTACCATCTTCATAAGGGGAATACTTCTTAATTCTTCCATCACGCCAAAGGCTTAATATAGTGGTTTCGTATTTATCATATTTTTTAATTACTTCCTCAGCTACGTCAGCTCTTCGTTTAATTTGCTCTTGCTTCATCCAAACCCAAAAGCCTATAAACAAGCTTACGGGGGCAACGATTGAGAGAACATTCGAGTACCCAACAGCAGAAAGCACAATAATTAATAAAAAAAATATAAATATTAAAGACAAAGCTAATGTGTTTAAAAATTTATGATTACTGAGGCACTTAGGTTTTGACATTATAAATACTCAAAAACCCCGCAATGCGAGGTTTTATTTAGTGAATTGCTATAATTTCGTCCACTATAACAGAATATACGTGTTTATCATTTAAATGACAAGCCTTTTGTCATGGCCTGCCAAATACCAGCGACCACCCGATATCATGTTATTGATTGAACTACGACTTAACTTAAATTCAGCATCCATCTGGTCTAGCGTTAAGCCACGTACCTGCTTCTGAATATATAGCTCAATAGCAGCCTTAGCCGACTTGCAAATTCGATTGCTTAGTCTGATATCGCGAATCAGTTTATGTACTTCCATGAATTCAAACTCATTCATTTGCAGGATTATTGTTTTGTTATTTCTGGCAGGCTTTCCACTGTTTTCCTGAACTAACCAATAAATCTGATTAATTCCCAGATCATCCGGCTCATGACCACCACGCATTCGGTTAATTGAGATGAATGCACCATACTGACTTAGCCAGCCATCAATTGTATATTTCGCCCAATCCATTACTTGTGTTTTCACTGCCGCATTCATCCCATTCCCCTTATACCTTCAACTTTTCAACCTGAATTACCAGCTTTCCGCCTTTGAAGACTGGCAACCGTTTAACTGTCAGTTCATCCACCTGGGAATCATCTAGAATCAACCCACCTTTCGATAAAGCATCAAAGCAAGGCTTCACAATGTTATCGATGTCCCTTACTTTCGCATCAGGTGGCGCATATTCAATTTTTACCTTGACTCGACCCAAATACCCTGCCGGCTCAATAAAACGCTTCATAACGTCAATAAAGTGGATTGCACGCTTACTTAATCGATTGGTCTTGTTGGCCCCGCGAATCCAATAGTGATTCACCGAAGGAGGCGTGATTAAAACTTCACACCAAAGCAGTTCATCATTCATCACACTAAACCCCTTTCCTTCGACCAGATGAGCCGGAACCTTTGGCACCGGATCTGGATTGGTTGTACGCTTCCCCGACTTGGTTTTCACACCAAATCGAGGGCCTAGTCCGGCTTTACGCGCTTGTGCTGTGGTGATGCGGAGGTTAGTCATTGGCACCTCGCCACATCATCACAACAAAGCAGGCCATAAGTACAAGCATCGCAAACCCAAGTAAAGTTGTTTTAAACTCTGCAAAAAGAATGACGTTACAGATTAGAAGCACTGCGGTTTCTTGTTGGAATCTAGTCATGCTCACCTCGCAGGGTTCTGGTTTGCATCACACCAATAACTTTTCGCTTATGATTTACAACCGCATCGCATTCAAAGCATGTAGCTTTGCCCTCGTGGAACATGGTTGTGTTGAAATGCAGACAGTCACCCATTTCGGTTTTATGCAACTTCGATTGTGATGACTTAGTTGTATCAATCCGCTCCTGCAACTCACCCAGCTTCCCCAACAGCACTGCATTCTCTTTCCGGCAGCATTCGAGCTGGGCTTTTAGGTCGTTGATGATGGCTTGTTGTTCTTGCCAAGCATTCCACTGCAAACCAATAGCTAAAGGAACCGATCTACCTTGACGGCTCGGTATATACAATTCTCCATTGTGAAAAAATGCTGTTGTGCAATGCTTTTGAATGCGATTAATAAATCGAACTTCATGATCTTTGGTAGCGCCAAAGTCCTTCAGCTTCTCGTAGTAAATACGCTCACCCTCAACAACATAAGAAGCACAAGACAGGCATTGGTCTGACTGCTCTCGGCAAACTGGACACGATTTAAAATCCCCCATCACCCTTCCTCCCTACTCTGTCCGCACTTCACGCAGTCCCATACCGAACCATCTACTGTTGCATCAACCCAGCAGTGCTCACACTTCCGGCGTTCAGCTTCGAGAATGGCATCTGGTACGCCTCGATTGAGTTTGTTGAGTTCGGTTTGCATGGCTTGAGCATATTCCACAGCCCAAGCAACAATTTCCCTATCATCCACATCGTGATAGCGCGGCATACTCATGTGCAGCAAGGCATACTCATGTGCCATATCTTCAATTGATCTCATTGGCATGCCTCCACGTCTGCGATGGCTTGGCCTAGTTGCTTGGTCGGAATCTCTCGGCCGCCATATGAAAGAATTTCCATATCTTTTGAATATTCATAAATTTGGATTGCATCATCGAGAGAACCAAAGAATTCAACAAGCTCATGACTCTCAACAAGGCGTTTTAGGTCGAAAAGACTTTCTAGTGCATCATGAGGTTTCACTACTTTAATTTGCGGATCTAAACAAAAACCCCATGATTTATTGTCTTTATCAAAATGTTGAGAGCCACCATCTCTATAGTATTCAGGCCCGAGTAATTCATTATTAATTACATCAAAATGATAAAATACTAATGTTGAAGATTCAGGAGCACTATCAACCACCTCTACTGCGCGACCCAACCCAAACTTCTTCACAAACTCAGTCGCTTTCATAATTCCCTCTCGGCTCACGTTGTCATGCTTAGTCATGCGGTGGCTCCCAATCTTTCAACCCATTTATCCAGTTCAACCTGAGCAAACTGCCTTACTTCACGATCCTTGCTGTGACACATGTGTGCAGCTCTGATAATGATTTGCTCGACCTTCTTTTGTACGGCCTGTTCATCTAGTTCAATGATCGAAATGCCGTAGCTAATCGCATTCCATTGACTCTGTGAGATTCCCTTCTCCATCACTGAAACCTTGCTGATAAACTGTCTGGACACATTCAGGGTTTTAGCTAGTGCAGTAGCGCGCCCAATACCCATTTCCAGCCATGCTCGAACCTGCTTATTTCTATTCATCCCTGTGCTCCAAATAGCTGTTTGGCTTTTTCAGTTGGTAAGAATCCTTGC